CGCTGTAAACAACAGAGGAAATGTTTGGGGTAGTGGTACGCCAACTTCACTTAGTGATTGGGACACTATCGTTTCTCGTTTGGACAAGCAAGGCGCTATTGAAGAAAACGTAGTGTTTGTTAACCGTGGATTGTCTTTCGACATCGACAATATGTTAGCTACATTGAACGGATTTAACGGAGTGAATGCTGCGGGAGCTGCATCTTACGGTCTTTTCGATAACGATACCGATATGGCATTGAACTTAGGATTTACAGGATTCCGTAGAGGTTACGATTTCTACAAATCTGATTGGAAATATTTGAACGATCCTACAATGAGAGGTGGTTTAGTTGGAGCTTCAGGAGCTGCAACTGCAACAGGTACAATCACAGGTCTTTTAGTTCCTGCAGGTTCTACTTCAGTGTATGACCAAATCTTAGGTAAAAACGCTAAGAGACCATTCTTACACGTAAGATACCGTGCTTCTGAAGCTGAAGATCGTAGATACAAAACTTGGATCACAGGTTCTGCCGGTGGAGCTCAAACATCTGACTTAGATGCGATGGAGGTTAACTTCTTGTCTGAAAGATGTGTATGTACTTTAGGTGCAAATAACTTTGTATTATTCCGTTACGGTTAATATATAGCATAGGGATGCGGCGATTATCGCCGCATCTTTATTTTTTTATAAATTATAAATCAAATTAAATCATTATGGCAACAGCACCATTAGTAGACAAAGTCTATAAGTTAAAAATAGGCAATCCGCTATCTTATACGTTAGCATCAAGAAATCATCCACGTTTTCCTTTAATGTGGTTTGATGAAAAAAAACAACAGAATAGACCGCTTAGATATGCGGTAAATCAAAAAACTCCTTTTGAGGATGAGCAAGATGGAAACGCAATTGTAGAACCAATTGTTTTTGAAGATGGGTTTCTTAGCGTTCCAAGAACAAATCCTGTATTACAGGAATTTCTACATTATCATCCATTAAGAAATACAATATTTACAGAGATAGACAAAGAGAAAGAAGCCTCTGAAGAAGTTGAAGATTTTAATATAGAAGTAGATGCTTTAATAGAAGCAAGAAGATTGACTCTTGAGCAAATTGAAACTCTTACTAGAGTTATGTTTGGTAAAGATCCATCAACTATCTCAACAGCAGAATTAAAAAGAGACATATTAGTGTTTGCTAAGAATGACCCTCGAGGTTTCTTGGCTACATTGAACGATCCTGAATTACAGTTTCAAGCTAAAGTCAGATTGTTCTTTGAAGAAAAGTTATTAGCATTACGCAACAACGATAGGGAAGTATGGTTTAACACACCTACTAACAAGAAAAAAATGTTATCTGTACCATTTGGAGAAGATCCTTATGAAATGGCAGGACACTTCTTATCAAGTGATGATGGAATTGATTCACTTAAGATGTTAGAAGCCAATATAGCGTAATAATATATTTTGATTGGTTATCATTATTTGGAAATTAGCACAGATTTATTTCTGTGCTTTTTTTTTATTATATTTGTAAAAAGATTTAAAATGATAAACGAAGTTAGAAATGCAGTATTATCTATAGTGAATAAAAATAACTATGGATACATTTCTCCATCAGACTTCAATTTGTTTGCTGCAAATGCACAGATGGAGATTTATGAAGAATACTATAGTAGTTATAACAAAACTATAAATGCAGAGAATCAACGTGGATCAGGTACTGATTATGCGGATATTGAGAGTCCTATAGCTGAGACATTAGAAATATTTTTAGTTACAGATTTTTTATCAAACATTGGAGGTAACATATTTTCTGTACCTACTGTTACTACTGTTGGCAATGACGCTTATTATATATTAAAAATTTTATGCCATTCAAATCTTATAACTTCCGGAATCAATACATCAGTCGTAATAAATCAACTTACTGATTCTACTGCTAATTTTATTGCAGATGGTATAGGCACAGACTATATTGTTACAAATTTAGATACAGGAAAAGTTGCCACAGTTATAAGTGTTGCTTCTGCGACTTCTATAATATTAAGCAAAAATATATTTCTTGCATCAGGCAATGATTATAAGATATTCTCTCCTGCAGTTAAAGAGGCAGACAAAGTAAGTGTTGGCAAAATAACAATGCTTAACGCATCAAATTTAACGTCTCCAAATAATGTTTTCCCATCATATACATTGGAAGGGCAAAACATTAAAGTGTACCCTAATACATTTGATACATTAGGTCAAGTTCGGGCAGTTTATTTTAGATACCCTAAAACTCCGAAATGGACGTATGTTACCTTAACTAACGGAGAACCTTCGTTTGACCAAACGCAATCTGATTATCAAGACTTTGAGTTACCAAACGAAGATGGTTACAAGCTAGTTACAAAGATACTTGAGTATTGTGGTATTAGTATTAGAGAGACTGAGGTTACTCAATTTGGTATGGCTCAACAACAACACGAACAGCCTACATTTAGTATGCAACAATAATAATAAAAAGACATGGCATATTTATCTGAATTTGAATATTATGAAAATAATGGAAATACACCTCAAGATGCTAATTGGGGTTCGTATCAGTATATAAAATTAGAAGATATAGTAAACAACTTCTTATTGATGCATACAGGGAACCACTCTTTGATAAATAATGAAGAAAGGTATAAAGTTATATTTCATGCAAAAAGAGCCATACAAGAGCTTAATTACGATGCATTCAAAGAGATTAAGATATTAGAGTTAAGCGTAGCTGATTCTTTAAGATATATTCTTCCTGCTGACTATGTGAATTGGGTTCGTATATCATTATACAAAGATGGTTACTTAAGACCTTTAACAGAGAATATACAAGCAATTTCTTCTAATGCATATTTGCAAGATCAACAGGGTAATATTTTGTTTGATCAAAACGGTAATATTCTTAGACCGCAATACTCTGATATTGACTTTGATAGGCTTACTAAAATGAAAAAAAGTATCTATCTAAATCAAGGTAATCAATTTCACAATCAATCCGGTTGGTATTTTGAAGGGATGTGGTATTTTGATTATGGAATTAATACTGCATTTGGCTTAAATACAGAGACTGCAAATTTTAATCCTACATTTAAAATAGATAAAAAGGCAGGGGTTATTAATTTTGACTCAACTATGGCAGGAGAATTATGTATTCTTGAATACATATCAGATGGAATGGAGTCAGGAGATAATTCATTAATAACTGTAAATAAGTTATTTGAACAATATATTTACGCTGCTATAAAATATGAGATATTAAATTCTAAATTTAATGTTCAACAATATATTTTAGAAAGAGCAAAAAAAGACAGAAGAGCCTTATTGGCTAATGCAAAAATAAGAATTAGTAATATTCATCCGGGCAGACTCTTAATGAACTTAAGAGGAATGGATAAGATAATCAAGTAATATGGCAGATTTCACTAGAAATTTTATAGCAGGGAGAATGAATAAAATCGTTGACCAACGACTTCTTCCTGAAGGAGAGTATGTTGATGCTATGAATATTAGAATGGGTTCTACAGAAATGTCTGAGGTAGGCGTTATTACTAATACAATAGGCAATTCTTCTTTAACTTCGTTAGCCTATATTGATGGAACTTCTTTGAGTACAAGCGCAAGATGTATTGGTGCTGTTGAAGATAGTGCTAATGAAACACTATATTGGTTTGTTCACGACCCTGCATTTACTGTTGGAGTTACAGGTAAACTTGATATGATTGTGTCTTATAATGTTCTTACTAATATATTGACATACCATGTTATTAGCATTAATGATGGAGGTGGTATAAATACAACTTTAAATTTTAATCCTAGTTATCTTATAACAGGTGTCAATCTTATTGACGAACTTTTATTTTGGACAGATGATTACAATGCTCCAAGAAACATAAACATAAATAGAAACTACCCTAATCCGATAGCAAATATTGATGTATTAAATACTGAAGCAATTCTTGTTATAAAAAAACCACCTATTGAAGCACCTGAAGTAACTCCAATTACTACAAGTGGACAACAAAACTTTTTAGAAACAAGATTTATATGTTTTGCATACAGATATAGATATGTAGATGGAGAGTATTCTGCTACATCTCAATGGTCTGCACCTGCTTTTGTTCCTAATCAATTTCAATTTAGTGTAAACAGTATGCTAAATGAAGGAATGACAAATTTTTGTAATACAGCAATTATAAATTACAACACAGGAGGCCCTCTTGTTGTTGGAATTGACTTGTTATTTAAACAGTCAGAGAACAACATAATAAAAATTATTCAAAAAATAAACAAAGCAGATGCCGGTTTTGGAAACAATCAAGTTGTACAATATTCATTTAATAATAGTAAGATATTTACAATTTTAAATGAAGCTGAGATTTTAAGACTTTACGATAATGTACCAAGATTTGCTAAAGCTCAAACTATTATGGGTAATAGATTAATGTTTGGTAATTATGTAGAAGGATATGACTTAATTGATAAAAATGGTCAACCTACTAAGATAGAATATCAAACTACATTAATTACAGAAGTAATTGGAAATGCAGAATTAGTAGATGGTGTAGGGAATGGTATTTACAACGTAGACCCTTCTTCAGTAGGTATAACAGTCAACGACTCTATTGTAACTGTAGATTTAGCATCGGTTCCATTAGTAGAAGGCTCTTCATTGTCTATAGATGTTACAATCTCTCATAAACAATGGACAGGAAGCACTCCATTTCCTGATGAAGTAACTGATGGATTGTCTCTTTCTCTTAGTTTTTTATTGACTCAAAACTACACATCTGTATATCAATTAGCGACAAGTCCTCAGTTTGAAAACGCAGTAGGTACAGCTTTAAATATACTTCCCGTGTCAACAACT